CAGGAATAGATGATATTTATTGCGTTAGTGTTAATGATACATTCGTTATGAACGAGTGGGCTATAGATCAGGGTCTTGTTAATGTTAAGTTGATTCCAGATGGTAGTGCAGACTTTACTATTAAATTAGGTATGGATGTTAGAAAAGACAACCTAGGATTTGGTGTAAGGTCATGGAGATATGCAGCTGTATATGATGACAAAGAACTTGTCTGGTCAGGTGTAGAAGAAGGTTATGGTGATGACGTTGAAGGTGACCCTTATGAAAAGAGTAACCCTGAAAATGTTTTAGACAATGTTAAAGCATTTGGATGGCCATCTGTTACTACTAGCTTAAATGATGAGCCTGTTAGTAATGAGTTAGAAACCTTTGGTGATTTAGATGATGCTATTGCTGAGGCAGAAGGTAAGCATATAGATTTAGATCTCTCAGATTCGACCGTCGTTAAGGAGAAAATTCGATAATTCAAAAATGTCGAGGAATAAAAGGCCAGAATTTTGGAGCAAAAAAAGTTCGCTAGTTTGGAGAAGTAGATAATGGAACCTGGACAATTTTTATGGGTTGAGAAATATAGACCCACACGCATAGAAGACTGTATTATACCTGATCAGGTAAAAGAACAGTTTAAACAATTTATAGCAAAAGGAGAGGTTCCTAATCTATTATTAAGTGGTAGTGCAGGAACAGGTAAGACAACTATTGCTCGTGCTTTGTGTAATGAGTTAGGTTGTGATTACATTGTTATTAATGGTAGTGATGAAGGTAGGCAGATAGATACCCTCAGAACTAAGATACGAAGCTTTGCTAGTGCTGTATCATTTGAGGGTAAGACTAAGGTTGTTATTCTAGATGAGGCAGACTATATGAACAGGGAAAGTGTACAACCAGCACTTAGAGGGTTCATAGAGACGTTCTCTGAGAACTGTAGATTTATATTTACATGTAACTATGCCAATAGACTTATAGACCCTCTACATAGCAGGACTACTGTTATAGACTTTAAATTAGCACCCTCAGATAAGCCTGTATTAGCCTCTAAGTTCCTAAAAAGGATGGAGTACATACTAGATACCGAAGGTGTAGAGTATAATCAGAGGGTATTAGCGGAGCTCTTAAACAAGTATTTTCCCGATTATAGAAGGGTTATAAATGAACTGCAGCGTTACAGCGCAGGGAATAAAGTTGATGAGGGTATATTAAGTAACTTCCAGGAAATTAATGCTAAGGCCCTTGTAGAGAGTCTAAGGGAAAAGGACTGGAAGAAGATGAGACAGTGGGTCGTTAATAATGTAGATACTGACCCCCAGGGTATATTTAGGCAAATATACGACACTCTACTCCCAGAGGTTAAGAGTGTTCCTCAGCTAGTCTTGTTAATTGCTGATTATCAGTATAAAGCAGCATTTGTTGCAGATCAGGAGATTAACTTGACAGCTTGTTTGACAGAAATTATGGCGAATGTGGAATTTAAGTAAATGGCACAAAAAGAGCCTAAAGACACAAATATCATAATTCGTGTCCCTTCATCGTTGAAGGAAGAAATCAAGGAAGAAGCTAAAATAAGGGAAACCACTGTAACTGAGCTATTGTTAAAAGGTTACAGTATTTTAAAAGAAGGACAATACATTGACTTTAAGTAGATTATGGAAATTGTGGTGTATGTCATTAGGAGAAAAAGCAAGCGATGATTCCAAGGAAGCTGATACAGTAGCTATCTTTAGAACAATAGTCGTAGGTGTAAACTTCATAACCTGCTTTTTTATTATAGCAGGAGTTTTAAGGCATTTCTAATGGATAACGATACAGACATAAAAATATTAACAATATATTTTATCATAATACTTTTAATAATCAGCTACAGTTTTAGTTAATATGACTATAGAACAGATATTAGTATTAATAGTTATATTGGTAACCGTATGGGGTTTATCATGAGTAGTTGGTGGTATAACTTTTTCATATGGTTCTTTATAGGTTCTATAACATACATATTAGCAACAAGGATTTGGAGATGGTTGAAAAAGCAATTCTAGAAGGTTTTGGAGAACCTATAGAAGAAATAGACGAGGAGGAGTTTCAGCATAAACTGAAAAAGATTTCTCCTTTCGACTTTGCTAATAGCATCAACTATACTAAAGAGAACTTAATTGTAGATGAAAGAACAGAAAATGAATACAATCCTTTCATAGTAAATCGTGCAATGGGCTTTGGCAAAGACACAATTATTGCAGGTAACGAAATGAATGCCAGACCACATTTAGATAAAAAGTTACAATATGACTTTCTAAAGAGTGTAGTAAGAAAAGCCAAACGATATAATAAATGGTTAAAATCAGAAGAAGATAACATTGAAGCTATACAGAAGTTCTTCGGATATAGCTTTTTTAAGGCAAAAGAAACATTAAATCTGCTTTCACAGACAGATATTGACTTAATTAAGTTACATTTGAATACGTCTAAAGGTGGCAAAATATAAATAAGGTATTATAACCAAACTTTATATAGAATAAAACGAGACGTATTGAAATGAGTGATCAAGAGAATTACTTTAATATTGACTATCCAGGGTACACACCCTTAGAAGTTTCACTAAAAGATCCAGAGGATTTCCTGAAGGTTCGTGAAACATTGTCGAGAATTGGAGTAGCTTCAAAAAAGGACAAAGTATTATATCAGTCCTGCCATATCTTACATAAGAAAGGCAGATACTTTATAACACACTTTAAAGAACTATTTGCTTTAGACGGCAAGGAAGCTGACTTTCAAGACAATGATTTAGAACGAAGGAATACCATAGGTAAACTATTATCCGATTGGGGTCTTGTAGACATAGTTACTGAACAAGAACTAGACTACGCACCTTTAAGCCAAATAAAAATTATTTCGTTTAAAGAGAAAGGTGAATGGGAGTTGATACCAAAGTATAACATAGGCAAAAAAACAAAATAACTGAACGCAGAACCACCAAGTGATTCTATTCCAAGGATGATTGGGTGTATCTTTATATGTGTGATATGTTATTATCTAACAAGGTTAATTGATTGGAAATTCCCGAAGCAAGATATTTGAAGTCAACAATTGATGGAGAATCTTTATACTTGCTTGGTGGAGTTTTTGACGATGAAACTATAAAAGTTTTTAATAAAATTAAAAAGGAAACTCCATCTAAAGAAGTTCCTAATCAAACAGAAAGACGCTCTTGGGATCTTCCAATAGACAATCCTAGTGAAATACTATCACAGATAAAAGAACTATCTGGAAAAAAGTTTACCAATGTAAAAGCATCGTTATGGGAAGACACACCTGGATATAAGATAAATGTACATAAAGATAATGAAGATGTTGAAGGTGCAATGCAAATATATTTACCAGATGATGAAGGTTTAAAAGAAACAGGAACAGAATTTTATATGAGTAATATAAATGGCGACCCTGCATATGAACCTTATATAAGAGTTCCTTTTGTATCTAATACAGGATATTTTATAACAAATGCACAAACGATGTGGCATGGAAGTGGAGAAGTCGTTCCACCTGGTTTAGTTAGGTCCAGTGTATATTATATTTTCAATTAGGGTAAATAATACCAAAAGAACTTGTAATTTTGAATAAAAGTATTATATATATTATAGCAGATGCCAATTATGGGTCTGCAGTTTAATAACTCGCTTAATAAAGGAGAAAAAAATGGTTAGAGTAAACACAACAAACTGGGACAATTTTGTCCGAACATTTCCACAAATAGAGAGAGAATTTATTGGATTCAACAAAGTATTCGATGCTATCACAGCATCTAATCCTGGTGTCCAAAGTTCTTATCCTCCATACAATGTTAAAAAGGTGGACGAAGAAAATTATCTTATTGAACTTGCCGTATCAGGTTTTAAGAAAGATGAGATAACAATACGAAAAGAAGCAGATAATAAAAATGCGCTTTTAATCGTAGAAGGCTCACAAGCTGAAAAGGAAGATGATGACTATATACATAAAGGTATAGGTGGCAGAAACTTTAAAAGAGCTTGGAACCTTGCAGATACTATTGAAGTTAGTTCTGCAGTATATGTTGATGGTATTTTATCAATAGCGTTAGTAAATGTTATTCCAGAATCCCAGAAACCACAAGTGATAGAAATTAAATAATTATAGGAGATAAGGAGCATGTCAAACGTTCAGATAGTAAAATTAACCACAGGGGAAGAAATAATAGCAGACATTTCAGAGGCTGAGATAGATACACAACAGTTTATAATAATGTCAAAACCTGCAATTATCTTCATGCAACCTAAGGGAGATTCTGAAACAGAGTTTGGCGTGGGACTTGCTCCTTATGCCCCCTTTGCAAAGGAACATAAAGTTCCTATATTCCCTTCCCATGTTGTTTCATTATACGAACCAGAAATTCAATTGAAGAACGAGTATAATAAAAGATATGGTTCAGGTATCATACAGCCTGATCTTATAAATAAAAAAGTCTTAAACGAAACAATTAAAGGAAAATAAATGTATGAATATAGAATTAATGTAGTCAAAATAGTAGACGGAGATACAGTCGATGTTGATATCGACCTAGGCTTCGGTGTTTGGCTAAAGAAACAAAGAATTAGATTATACGGAATTGACACACCAGAAAGTAGAACCCGTGACCTCGAAGAAAAGAAGTATGGACTTATGGCAAAAGCATACATTACAGAACAACTTAAAGATGGAGCCATACTTAAAACACATAAAGACGGTAAAGGTAAATACGGAAGAATCCTCGGTGAATTTCTTAGTCTAGAAGATAGAACAAACATAAATGAGCTTATGATATTAAAACATCATGCAGTCTCATATCATGGTGCAAGTAAATCAGAAATAGCAGAAGGCCACTTGCGCAATAGGACCAAAGTAAAAGAATTATAATTGACTCTAGGTTCCTAAGGCCTTATAATGTGTATATTATGTTTAAGGTGTTGTTATGAAATTTTATACTTATGCGAGACATTACGGCGATAAGATACTTTACCGTGGTGTAGATGAACATGGTGGCAGGGTAACTAGAAAGCAAGATTTCAGACCAACCCTATTTGTAAAATCAGACAAACCATCAGACTACAAATCAATTTATGGTGACCCTGTGTCGCCTATCCAATTTGAAACTAATAAAGAGGCAACTGCCTTTTTTGATAGATATAAAGATGTATCTAATTTTCCAATATATGGCCAAAACTATTATGGCTATCAATTTATTACCGAGAAATATCCTAGTGAAATAAATTGGGATGCTAAACACATAAGAGTCTACTCAATTGATATTGAAACAACATCAGAGGGTGGATTTCCAAATGTAGACTCCCCTACAGAACAACTGTTAGTTATTACTATTCAAGACAACAACACCAAGAAAATAACAACATGGGGTGTAGGGGAGTTTACTCCAGGAGAAGATACAAAACATTTAGATATAGAATATGTTAATTGTAAAGATGAAACAGAACTGCTTGTAAGTTTCCAAGGATGGTGGAGGGATAATTGTCCTGATATTATTACTGGTTGGAACAGTCAGTTATTTGATATTCCTTATTTGTTAGCAAGGACAGAAGCAATCCTAGGAAAAGACGAACACAAAAGGTTTTCTCCTTTTGGCATTGTTCAAAGACGTAACATTAGATTCCAACAAAGGGAAATGACTGCTTATGAAATTGTAGGTGTTGCACAATTAGATTATTTAGACTTATATAAGAAGTTTACTTATGTTACAAGAGAGAGTTATAAACTAGACTTTATTGCACAAACAGAACTAGGACATAAAAAACTAGAGTCTGGTTTTGATACATTTAAAGAGTTTTATGATGGTGACTGGAATAGGTTTGTAGAATATAATATTATTGATACAGTTCTTGTTGATGAGTTGGAAGACAAAATGAAACTTATTGAACTGGCTATTACAATGGCATACGATGCTAAGTGTAATTATAATGATGTATTTTCAGCAGTTAGAACTTGGGATAGTTTATTATATAACCACTTATGGGAGAAGAAAATTGTCTTACACCAAGGCGGTGGCAGGAAAGAAAGACAAATTGAAGGAGCATATGTTCAAGAGCCTGTACCAGGTGGTTATGATTGGGTGGCTAGTTTTGATGCTACAAGTCTGTATCCTTCTATACTTATGCAGTATAATATGAGTCCTGAAACAATCATTAATGATTATACATATGATGTTAAGGTTGATGACTTGTTGGAGAGATATAAATTAGACAAGTTAAAGGAAAAGAATTATGCCATGGCAGCTAATGGCACTTGCTACAAGAGAGATAAACAAGGTTTGTTTCCTGAGATAGTTCAGAAGTTTTTTAATGATAGATTGAAGTATAAAAAACTAATGCAGGAATCACAACGGAAGTTCCAAGAGACAGGAGCCAAAGTTTATGAGAATGAAGTTAGTAAATATAATAACTTCCAAATGGCAAGAAAGATTCAATTAAACAGTTTATATGGTGCCCTCGCTAACCAATACTTTAGATTCTATGATGATAGGATTGCTGAAGGTATTACAATGACAGGGCAATTAGTTATTCGAGATACAGCAAAGGCAATAGATAATTATGTTAACAAAGTCTGTGGCACAGAAGATAAAACTTATTCTTTTTATTCTGATACTGATTCTTGTTATGTTACATTGAAGGATATGGTTGACAACTTCTTCCCAGACAAAGGCAAAGATAAAACAATTGATCTACTTGATAAGATTGCAACGGAAAAAATAGAACCGGCAATTGAACAGGCAATGACAAAACTTGCTAACTATACTAACGCGTTTGCTAATAAGTTAGACTTTAAGAGAGAAATTATAGCAGACAAAGGTGTGTTTGTTGCTAAAAAACGATATGCCTTAAATGTATTTGATGACGAAGGATTAAGACTTACAAAACCTAAACTTAAAGTCATGGGTTTAGAAATTGTAAGAAGCAGTACACCTGGACCTATTAGAGAGTCGTTAAGGGAAGCAGTTAGGTTAATATTAACAAGTGATGAGGAGACCTTACATTCGTTTATAGAGAACACTAGACAAGAGTTTAATGATAAGAGGGTAGAAGAAATAGCATTTCCTCGAGGGTGTAATAATATGGCAAAGTATAAGAGTAATGCAGATATTTATTCTAAAGGAACACCTATACATGTTAGAGGTGGTTTGTTATATAATTATTATATAGATAAACTTGATCTTAAATTAAAGTATGAAAGAATACAAGAAGGAGATAAGATTAAATTTGTTTATTTAAAAGAGCCAAATGTTATAGGTGAAAATACTATTGCATTTGCTGGTAAGTTACCAACGGAATTTGATTTAGAAAAGTATGTTGACTATGATACAATATGGCAGAAGGCATTTGTAGATCCGTTGGACAACATTTTGAAACCTATTGGTTGGCATACAGAACCACAAGCAACATTGGAGGATTTATTCGCATGAAGATAGACGGACATTTTGGATTTAGTATTCTTAAAAGCGCACTAAGAATTTTAGCAGGTGTAGTACTCATATTTGGAGACTATGTAATGGCAGGAGGGTTGTTAATAGCAGCAGAATTATTTGGTATCATCGAGGAGATGGTATAATTACAGGATGGAATTTATGGACACTTATAGGCCCCTACCAGAAGGGCTTACAATAAAATCTAGTAAAATTGACGGACTAGGATTACACGCATCAAAAGCTTTTGATGCTGGAACAGTATTTGGAGAAACACATGTCTTGGTACATAGTAGAGATAGACATGAATGGATAAGGACACCCTTAGGAGGGTTTATAAATCATAGTAATGATCCCAACTGTTTTATTACTACAGAAGATGGTGATAGAACTTTATATGCAGTTAAGCCTATAAAGGCAGGAGAGGAGATTACTGTTTATTATAGATTCAAAGGTTATGATGGCATTATAGGAGAAACATAATGGATATTTTAGCAGGTTGGGCAATATTTGGAGTATGTATTTTAATTAATTGTGCCATGTATTGGGGTATTGATATGGCATTTGAAAATAATTTTTGGAGAGACAATGCACGGAAAAAATAGAAAATATTCCGCCACCGGTGGAAGGAAGGCAAGACGTGAAAGAGCGTTAGAACGTCTTATTAAAAGTAATTTCACACCTAAACTTATAAAAGGAAAAGAAAGGAATGAAAAGAACTGGAATGAGAAGAAAGAAAAGGCAAGAGAAACTCTTGAATCAAGAATTAGAGGCGCACAAGGTTAAGTTTCAAAAGAAGCAACTTAAAGATCAACAGGCGGAAATAAAAACACAATGGGACGAAATAAACAAATTGCTATTATCGGATACGGATTCGTAGGTAAGGCTACACATCTTTTAGTAGATTCATACTATGAAGGAACTGATGTACAAATTCATGACCCTGCATATAGATATAAAATAGAAGATTGGACAGGTATTGATTATGCCTTTATATGTGTTCCTACAAATCTTTGGGTTGATCCAGAAAAAGAAAAAACAGGATCAGCAGTTTGGCCTAGTAAATTAGATATCAGTATAGTAGAAGATGTTTTAAGTATGTTGCCCAATTGGTTAACACCTGTAATAAGAAGCACAGTAGGTCCAGATCAAGCATTATCTCTTACTAGAAAATATGGTGCAATTATTATGCCAGAGTTTTTAAGAGAAGAGCATTGGCAAGAAGATGTATTAGATATAAAAATTCCTACCGTTGTAGGCGCATATGTTGATAGTCATCAAGAGTTCTTATTATGGATAAAAGATACAAGGGATAGAATATTAAATAAAAAAGTATGGGTTGTTAACCCAGGTGAGGCATCAGCAATTAAGATATTTAGAAATGCTGCACTAGCAGTTAATGCAGGGTTGGCAAATGAATTTAAAGAAATTTGTGATGTATATGATTTAGATTATAGAGACGTTAAAGATTTCTTTATGCAAGATAAAACATTAGGCACACATTGGCAAGTTCCAGGACCTGATGGAAAAGTTGGTTTTGGTGGAACTTGTTTACCAAAAGACTTGACACACAGTTCAAGTCTGTGCTATAGTAGCGATAGTATTATGAAAACTGCAATAGCAGCTAATAAAATTAGGAGAA